ACGGAGGCGGGAGCGTTGTGGTGGGGACTGGTTCTGGTTCCGTTGTGGTGGTTGTCGTTGTTGTTTCGGGAACAGTAGAGGTCGTCACCGATGGGACATAGACCGTCGTTGTCGTTGTTGGGGCTACAGTCGTTGAAGTACTTGTCGTCGTTGAACTAGTTGAGGTAACCGTTGAAACTGTTTCTTGGATTGTTGTTGACGTTTGTGGTGGTTCCGTTGTGGTTGATGGGACGGATGTTTGAGGAAGACTCGAAGTCGTAGAAGTTGTTTCTTGAACTGTCGTAGTAGTCGGGTTGGTGACAGGGACAGTCGTTGACGGGACAGTAGTAGTAGAGGTCGTCGTCGTTGTTGTGGATGAGGTTGTAGATACCCATTCACCCAAGCCTAATGTCAACCCTGTAATCGTGAGGTTCCCTGGTTGACAGCATGAGTCAGTTGAGTACTGCTGGAACGCAAACACATCGCCAGGCTCAACCTCAATGAGTAATGATCCGGTGGCATTGTTCTCATTCGTCAGCTTCGTGATAACCCCGTTGAGAATGATTTGCGGAGGGTCATACCAAGACCCATCGTTCGTCTGATAAGCCCATTGGAAACCGAGTTCGTTTGTCTCCTCAGGGATGATGGCCTGCATCCGAACATAATGAGACTTCCCAGCACACGTCCCACCATCAGCACCAACAAGCCTGAACCCACCCTCAACCGGCTCAACCTGCCCACCCTCATCAGCGAGACAAGATTTTGAGAACTCCCAAACCCCAAACCCGTCAGCCTCAGCCTTCGATGCTGTGATTAGAAAACCTAGTAACGCAGGAACAAGGACTAACCAGCGACTACGGCTGAGTAACGTCAAAATCTGTCGCCTGAACTTCATACACAGGCGCAACAAAATCATCTAAACCTTCATCATACGTGTAACCAATACCAGCATAAGTTTTATCTGGTCTATCAATAAAGGTTTCAACCCAACGCCCCGTATATCGTTCAGGGTTGGCTTCAAGGAACTCACGTTGAACAACAGCGATACGAATGGCAACATTGTTGTCATCAATTTGAACAAAATACTGTCCGCTCATGCACGGAACCTAACTAGAACTATGCCACTTCCACCAGCTGCAGCGTTGTCACTTCCTGTTGCGTTGTTGCCACCGCCACCGCCGCCTGTGTTTGCGGTTCCAGCAACGGTTCGACCGCCACCGCCACCGCTTCCACCAGCACCACCTGAAGCACCACCACCACCACCACCACCGGCATAGAAGGTTGAAGTACCGACAAAGTTAGTTGCGTCATAACCAGCGCCACCAGCACCGCCAGCCGTTCCTGAACCCACCGCACCTACGGCACCGCCACCACCACCACCACCAGCGCCTTGACCACGTGTAGCGACACCGTTGCCACCAGAGAAACCTTGTGCGCCTGTTGCTGCTAATCCTGGAGGACCAGGTTCACCAGCACCACCACCAGAGCAACCGCCGTTGCTTGACACTTGAAACACGCCACTAGTTGCTGGGTCGCCACCGCCACCTCGACCACCACCTGTAGCTGACAAGCTGACAAACGGTGTGTCAAGTCTGCTTGTTGACCCTTGTATGGCTTTTGCGCCACCAGCGCCAATGTCTACTGCATAAGTTCCTGCTGCAAGATAAACAGTTGAATTTGAAACACCTCCAGCACCACCACCGCCTGTGTAGTTCACAGAAAATCCGTTTTGACCGCCGCCACCGCCCCCGCCTACCAGCAAACAATCAAAAAGCCCCGCAGAAGACACAACAAGGCTTGCATCTGAGGTGAAGGTCAACAATGTGTAAGCAGTACCACCAACGCTAATACTTGTTGCACTACCGCCAGAAGCAACACCATATCCAGTTGACAAACCAACCCACGCTGAACCGTTATATACATTCAAACCTGTTGCTGTCGAGTACGCAACCATTCCGGCTGATGGGGTTGGGATGGCTGAGGCTCGTGCTGCGGTTCCTGCGAACACCATCACGGATTGATCCATAAGGTATCCGTTGACATCTGACGCAGTTAGGGTGTCGCCAGGCGACCAAGTTTTTCTTCCAAGACCAGGCATGATGCTCCTACTTTACACGCTCACCCAGGCTGTGCCGTTGTACACGACTAAACCTGTTGCTGTTGAATATGAAACCATCCCTGCTGATGGTGAAGGAATCGCTGATGAACGTGCAGCTGTACCAGCAAACACCATCACCATTTGATCCATCAAATACCCGTTGACATCCGCAGCGGTCAGCGTGTCTCCAGGTGCGAACACTTTCCTTCCAAGACCAGGCATAGTTCTACTTTAGCCTAATGCCTTCGTGTCATCGTCAAGTTCATCGGTGTTAAGGATAAAGTTGGTGTAGATGCGTGAAGGGTTGGGGTAGAGGGTGACGATGTGTCGGTCTGGGGTGATGTCATGGCTGATGCCTTCGAGTGCCATGATTTGTGTGACTGTTGATGGGGTTGAGTTCGGGAATGATTTGGTGACCGAAATCTGTGACCCGATGTCGAGGGAACTGATTGTGGTTCGTTGTGCATCGGTGAGGCCGTTCATCACGACTTGAATGTTGCCAAACCAGAACCTAGGTACCGGCTGAATGAGATACCCAGCAAGGTCACCAGCGTCATCCAAAGTTTCTAGCAAGGTAACGACTAGAGGTGTTTCTTGTGTACCGAAGTCCGCTACCGATTCTGCTGCGATTGCTGTTGCGAAATCGATGGTTGGTTGCAGATTGTCTACTGTTGGGATTGGTGGGGCAATAGCGACGTTCACCGTGTTGATTACGGATGGGTTGGTTGGGGTGAAGTCGTTAGGTCGTTGGTCGTTTGCTGCGGCATAAAAATCTGACAAGAATGCAGCGAGTTCTGCTTCGTTAATTGTGAGAACAAAGTCGGACATATCAGTTGCTCACAATGTCGAACGTGGTGTATGGGATTGCGGTTCCACCGGTATCAGATAGGTAGCCGTTGATTGACTGTAGTTTTCCGATAAGTCGTTTGTCGAAATGGAAGTTGCCTGAACCATCGACCCAGATACGGCCTTGTTCAGATGTGTGAACACGCATCAGATATTCCAGGACTGATGACGAAGAGTCGATTGGGGCGTTACCTAAGTTCGCTACACCTTGTTCCAGTACCCGTTGACCTGGTTTGCCGAACGCATTAACCGAAGTCAACGCTTTGTCAATGCGCACGTCAGAGCGTTCTGGCACTACCGAACCAGCAGGAATCTTGGTGTTGTTCAACCTGAACAGCTCATCAGAACAGTTCACAGTCACAAGTGATCTGCTTGGGTTCTCAATGCGCTGGTCATATTGGGTGATGATGCCGGTGAATAGATAGGTGCCGTTACGGCTGATCCGCACACCAGAGTTCAACTCAAACCCCAACCTGCCTTTAGCCGTATTCCAATAAGGCGAACCCTCATTCACCAGGCTGAACCGATAGTCAGAATCCTCAATCTGCAACACCGCAGTCGAAGGCTGACCCGTAGGGTCACGAAACCTGTTCTGCCTACCACGATTGATAGACACCTGCTTCACATAAGCAGTCACATCCTGCCAGTCAGTCGTACCCTCAAGAAAATAAGTTGTTGAATCCAACAAACCAGCGACAGCGGAATCCAACACGAACGCATTAGTCGACGCACCATAATCCATCTCCACCGTATAGGTGCCACAGTTAGGAATAGAAACAGCCATCGTGCTACTTAACAGTTACAGGGATTCTGCCCTTGCTTCGGTTGTACTGTTGGAAAGACTCAATAACTTTCTCAGCCAAACCTTGCTCCGCAACCGCAGCATTGATATTGATCTGATAAGTATCACCAGCACCAACAGACAACCCACCTCCAGCCGTCACCGGCACCTGACCCGACACCCCAGCCATCGGATTAGGCATCCCACTCAAAACCTTCGGATACTTGGCAATCAGATCAGCTGTGGCCTGCAACGATTTATTGAACTCATCCTGAGCTTCCTTCGTGCTAGTGACCGCATCCTCCCAAGCCTCAAACGCTGATGCCTGCTCAGTAGTTGCATCAGTAAGATTCTTCAACGCCTCATCGTAAAGAATTGAACCAACCGTCGCACCAGAAATAGTTTCATTCAACAACGTCTGCTGGTCATTCAACTCCTTAGTCGAATCAATCTGAGAATCAATCGCATCCTTCACCGACAACTTCGCCTCAGCCAGATTCAACTCTGCTCGACGAATATCCATCGGTGAAGACTCAGGGTCTTTACGAACATCAGCCAAATTCTTCTCAGCATCAGCAACCGAATAGATAGCCTCCTCAACCGCAAACGTCGCCCGCTCCTGCGCCCTCTGCGCCCTATCCAACTCCTTCTGCGCTGCAATAGCCTCCGGTGAACCAGCACCAAAGCCACGCTCAATCTGAGCCAACTTCGCCTTAGCAGCAGTCAAATCATCGTTGGCTTTGGTCAACGAAGCGAGGGACTTATCCTCAGACTTTCTAGCCTTGTTGCGTCGATCCTCCAAAGACGTAGATTTCTTTAGGGAATCATTGTATTGATCCAACTTTTTCTTATTCTCTTCAATGGCCTTACCAGCCTTAGCTGTGGCTGCGCCAGCACCAGCAGTCGAACCAGCAAACTCTTCCATCACGTTTGAACTTACCTCCAAAGTACCGTTCACCTTGTCAAACTTCTCGTTAACAGTTTGCAACTGTTGCGAAGTCAAACCCATCTGAGTACCGAGTTTTTTTGTGTCTACAGTAATTTTGGGAATGTTAGGAACTAACGGAATCTTATTGAAAACATCAATCAAGGTATTGACAACAGATACAGCAATGTTGGCTAAGCCTGTTTTCATATCATCAAACTTTGAGATGAACCATTTAACGGCAC